CATTGTTGGACGATAAAAAACCTAAATTAGATTATTCTTTAGAACAATTAGAAAAAAAACGAAATGAAGAAATTCATTTAAAGTAATACATATATATTAAGTAATGTCGAAACAAATTTTTGAACAATTCAATAAAATGTATTTCGATTTTCTGGGTTTTTTGAAAAAATATTCGAATGGAGACAAATTATTCCAAAGTTTTTACAACAAAAACCATGTTGTAAAAAATATGAATATAAAATTACTTATCAAAACGTGGTATGAACATATTACGAGTAAATATCATAAAGATATTATAGATGGAAATATATCTTTTTTTTTAAATAAGAATTATGAACAAGATGTAAAAAACAATTCCGATGACATGATAAAATATATTAATTATTTTAAAAAAAATTTCAAACAATTCGAAACAAACATTGTGAATGAATTTGTTGGATATATCAAAAATCTTACTCGTCTAAGTTATATGTATTTTAACGCGAAAGATATATAAACAATTTATATATCATAGTATAATGGATGGATTTTTGACAATTTATAATGACTTGAAAAAGGATTTAATCCTTACGTTTCCTGAGTTGACAGATACATTGAACCAATTAGGCGATGATACTGTATATGAATATTGTTTGAGTGTTTTTCCAAATCATTTTTTTGATATTTTATATGAAAAAATGTCCTTGTTTGATGATACTGTATATTTATTACCAAATATTGATTTTTCTTTGTTGATGAAAGACGAAAAATTAAGTGATAAATCACGTAATACTTTATGGAAATACTTACAACTGATATTATTTTATGTAGTTGAAAAAAATAATCCTATGGAAAATAGTGCTCACGAAAAAATGGAAGAAACGATGGAACATATGAAAAACATGTTTCAACAAAATGATTTATCAAATACAATTCATAGTATGTTTGGCGACTTGTCCAATAATCCTATGTTTGGCGACTTGTCCAATAATCCTATGGATAAAATGATGAATGGAAAAATAGGAGAAATTGCGAAAGAAATTGCTCAAGAAACAGCTAACGATTTTGGTAACCCTGAGGATTTTATGAATAGCATTATGAAAGACCCAAGTAAAATGATGGGATTAGTTAAAAATGTAGGTTCAAAATTAGAGGGAAAACTAAAAAATAGCGATTTGAAAGAAGAAGATATGATGAAAGAAGCTTCTGATATTATGAATCAAATGAAAGATATGCCTGGATTAAAAGATATGATGAAAAATATAGATATGAAAGGTATGATGAATAAAATGGAACAAGTACAAAAACAAAATGACACAAAAGAACGTATGCGAAAAAAAATGCAAAAAAATATGGAACAACGTGAATTAGAAAAAACCTCAACTGGAGATTATGTATTTCAAAAAGGTGATGCCCCCAAAAAAACGAAAAGAAAACAAAAAAAGAAATAATAAATATATATAAGAATGTCTTTTTGGATGGATGACCCTACTATTTTATTGAACTCTAACTATATATTTGATGTATTACCAAATGAACATCAAAGTAACACTCAAAATTTAAATGCTTTATCGCGTTTTGTTATATGGATTAGTTTGTTTGGGTATATTATTTTAAAAAAAAATATTATTTTGATATTAGGATTTGTTATATTAGGAATGATTGCTATATTTCATTCTTACAAAGAGGGGTATGTAGAATATAATTATAGTACTATATCAAAAGATTTATCTATCATAAATCCTTTAGGTAATACATTAATGAGCGATTACAAATACAATACTAACAAAAAAGATTCTATACCAAAATTACCAACTACATCTAATAAAAGTTATGGAAAAACGCCTTCGTTTGAAACGGAGTATGGTGCTGATACAGAACAATCTATAAACGATAAAACCAAAGAATTTATTTATGAACATAACAAAGACAACGAAAATATAAAGGATTTATTTCAAGATAAAGGCGACCAAATTGAATTCGAACATCAAATGAGACCATTTCATACAACCCCAAATACTACTATACCGAACGACCAATCTGGATTTTTAACTTATTGTTACGGCATTTTACCTAGTGATAAATCTGTTATTTCTTATTAAAAAAATATTATACTATATTAATTATGTCGCAAGTTTTTGATTATACATTTCATCGCTTATCGCGAATTGGACAAGACGAAATAAATTATACGCAAGATAATATTATGAACAATAACATATCTAACTACAATACTTACAATCCATATTCGAACGATTGTTTAGGCGGTTTAGATTTTGCTGTAAAACAACCTAATGTATTTGTGAATAAATCTACGCATCAATTAGGTCCGCTGGGTTGTAATGTAAAAGACAATAGTATATTGAAGAAAGGTATTTTAACCAACCCAAAAGTAAAACTAACTTTACATGAACGCCCCTATAAAACCGTCCCCTTTTTAGGAAAAGGAAATGTGGATGTATACCAAGAAAATAAAATCAGATTAGGAGACACGTTCAAAGAAAAGAAAAGTGTCTCTCAATTCAACGAACAACCTTTTCAAGATATTGCGAATTATCCTATGCAAGAAGATGTAAAAAAAAAATTACAAAGCGCAAAAATCGAAGCGGATGTGAATCCTTTATGGATGCGTGGTGGAACGGATACACGTATTTTGTATCAAAATGTAGACTATTGTAAAAAAAAATAGTAAGATATATTAATGTCTTCTACACGTAATAAAAATCAAATGTCTGATTACAACGTCAAAAAGCGCGAAAGTGAACGAAATCAGTTGTATCGAATGAATGAAACCTATTCTATTCACAACGATACACGATTTATGGAATTAGGGTCTATGGCCAAAATGAATGGTGAACAATTATCTAAAAATTATGTAGATGTAGAAAGTATGCTAAGAGGAATTCGTTCTACCAATTTAGAAGGACCTTCTTTCAAAGTAGAACCCAAGTTTGTATCTTTAGAATCAAAATCTTGGTTTGAAAAACCGACCACGATTCTTCCTGAACAACATATTCATTCTTTATTAGGTCGTCCGCTTTTCTTGAATTAGTTTTTATATTTTAGTATAATAATAATGGCCTTTACTCGTTTTTCGAATGATATAGCCTTACAACAAAAAAGATTAGAAGAATCTACGTTTACTGGAATATATCATTTAAATACCCCCGGAAATGGATTAGATAATCCATATATAAATGACGTTCACATTCGTTTACAAAAATGGGGCGCGAATTTACATAAAAATACAACCAATATAGAAAATGAACTGAAAAATAGAACGATACCACTTGGAAGAGACACGACTCCTTATAATGAATTCAAATCTAGTAGTCTTAATTATAATCAAACCAATTTTTCAATTGATGAAACTCGTACAACTATGCCAGCGTGGAAATTACGAGATGTAGAACGTTCACGTTATGATTATGTACACTCTAATCCACAAGAACATATTTTTACCCCATTTAAACATAATTTAAATACTCGAATTTTAGAAAAAGATTATTATACAAAAAATAAAAAATAATTTATATTATAATGACAGAAGTAGTTATTGCTACCGTATTATTAGGAAGTGCTTATTTAGTATCTAATCAAAAAAAAAAAGAGAATTTTGAACAACAAATAGAAAAACCTGTGATTACCAATGTCTTACAAAATCGAATGGATCAAACAACTTTAAACCCAAAATCAGAACAGCTCGTTACCAGTGCGGATAAGCATTTCAACAAGGAAACAACAAATAATAGCTCGTTTACACATAATAATATGACTCCTTTTTATAAAAATAATTCGTACGGTACAAATAATTTTGTCAATGATAATCGTTTGGATACATATACTGGTTCTGGTAGTAATACGATTGTAAAACAAGAAACCGCAACTTTATTTAAACCACAAGATAATCTACAAAATGTCTTTGGTAACCAGAACCAAAATGATTTTTTACAATCTCGAGTAAATGAATCTAAACGTCACGCCAATTCTAAACCATGGGAGGAAATACGTGAAGGGCCAGGTGATTTAGGGTTTAATTCTTCGATGCAATATCGAGACCAAACTCAACCCAAAACGGTCGATCAACTCCGTACCTCAAATAATCCTAAATCTGTGTATAATCTAAATTACAAGTCACCCGCTTACAAACCAAACCAGTCAGGAAATATTGGAAAGGTAATAAAAAAAACACCTGATACCTATCATATGAATGAAGGTTGTGGTGGCGTTGGTCCGGCGCGTGGTATAGAACAATCTACACAAAAACCTCTACAAATGTTAACCAATGAAAATCGGGAAGATACCAGTGTTCTTTATTATGGAGTACGTGGTAATAATTCTACTACATCTTATACTACAAGCAATAACGAAGAAAGTAAAAAACAACAATTACCTACTCAACCCTTTACTAATTTATCGTCTAATGGTATTTTTCAAGTATCCGACCACGGAAAAGAAAGTTTCCAATTATTGGAAAACAATCGAACTACAAAACAAGATTATTTTGGTAATATAACTGGACAATTTATAAGTAATGTAATTTCTCCTATTACAAATCATTTTAAGCAAGAAAAGAAAGTAGTAGAACATCCCAATCCATCTGGATTTATGAGTATCACCGCTAAAAAACCAGTGACCAATCCGTATCAATCCACACCAACCACCAATCGCGAAATGACTAGCGAATCAAAGGGACATTTGAATGTTCAAGGACAGTCTAGTAATATATATATTCATTCGAATCCATATATGAATCATACTCAGAGACAAAGTACATCCCATTCTATTATTGGTGGAGCAAATGGTAGCGCTCAGTTCAAATCTTACGATGCGGAATATAATCAACGTAATATTCAAAAACCATATGAGAATCGGACGGCAAATGGAAATATGAAATTATACAATGGAGACATAAATGCTTCTATAAATGGTCATGAACAATGTAATACTCGGACCAATGCTTTATATGTACCTAAAAGTGACTCCATTATGGGGGAAATGACAAAACAAAACCAATCTTATGAATTACCTGCTATGGACAATAGTATATTAAAGGCATTCAAGGAAAATCCATACACACATTCGCTTTCTAGTGTAGCCTAATATTGGGGTCTAAATATTTATATAAATCTTTGTACAACTTTTTATAATTATAAGGAATTACTTTGTAATTATGTATAACAATCATTTGGTCATTTTCTTTCTTCAAATGATATATTTTTTTGATAATATTGTTTTCATACTCCGTTTTGAGTAAAAATGGGTCTTTCTTTATAGAATGATATGATTTACCAATGCTATCATCCGGATTCATAATCTCATTGAATATATATTCATACTTATGATTGGGATAATCCCTAAAATAACATTTACACGAAAAACTATTAGGTAATATGTTTTCATTCGTGCATTTATTTAAACTATAATATAATACATTTGATTTATCCTCGTGTATATTATAAGTATTTATAGAATGTTCTTTATCGTCTTTAATATGAATAGGATCTAAGAAATAAAATGCTGGGTCTACAATATAAAATTCTTTGTTAGATTTACAAATAAATAAGGCCACGTGACATAATTCATCTTGCCCTTTTATTCTAAAATGTTCGGGAACAGAGGCCACGATTTGTTGACTATCTATGTTATAATTATTTTTCAAGTAACCTTTTACAAAATAAGACATAGCAATACAATTTCCTGAATTATACTTTGTAATGGTATCTTTGGATAAAGGTGTATTATAATCTATGTAAGGGAACGTTGAAAAACAAATATTATTGTAACAATGAATCATGGCTTCTTTCAAAATAGTATTATTTACTGGTTGATATGAAATGTATATATCATTTAATATCATATAAAATAAAGTAATATATTAGTTTAACTATGGATATTTTTGATAAATTCAAGGACAATATACCTCATATATTGTTTTATGGAAATGTGAAAGAAGACATTATAAAACACCTCGAACAATATTATCCACCTAAGTTGTCTGATAAATATATTATGAAATTATATTGTGGTACCTCGAAAGGTATAAAAAACATAAGAGATGATATAAAATTATTTTCAAAACAACAATTGTCTCCAAATATTTTGTTCAAGAGTATTGTATTATATGATGCGGAATATTTGACGGTAGATGCTCAATATTCTTTGAGACGAAGTATTGAAGTATATAGTCATTCTACTCGTTTTTTTATAATCACCAAAGACAAAGACAAACTATTACAACCAATACGTTCGCGATTTATTTCTGTGTATGTTTTGGACGAACCTCCTAAAATAAAGGTGGTCAATTCATCTATAAAAAAAATATTAGAAAAGAACAATCCAATTGATATTGTAGTGGAAGAATTATATGCGAATGGAATTTATGCTGACCAATTGGTACTTTTTTTGAAGGATAATGTAGAATGTAACTTTAATTCATGGACTAAACAATTCAAAAGCGAACGTTTATGTTTATTTTATTTAGTGTGTCTTTTTCGTAATAATAAAGAAATATAAATATTATTCTTTTTTATGGATGACTTTACTTCAAATATACTGAATGACTCTAAAAATGAATGGTCCATTTTATTGATTAATTTGATTACATCTCATATTATTGATGGGTTTCGTTCTATATTCAATGAAGCTATTCAATTATGTCAAACCAACGATGAACCTGATAAATATTTGATGACATATCAAAATTTATTGTCTCGTATTCCAAATTGGAATCAGAATATTATACAAGTTGAAAAAGACCGCATTATTGCAAAGTCAAAGTGTTCCTATTTAGAAGATTTGATTACTTGTGTTCATATAATACAATTGAAGTTACTAAGTTGTGTAAGGGTTGGAAGTGAAAATAAAAAAATAAATATAGACATTCCCGATTTTACTATATTTTTACATAAAATTTATATCAATATTGCTCGAAAATTGTACTCAAACATTTACTTGTTTGAAATAGACATTCCTCCTTTAGAACAACAACGCCGAAATAGAGAATTTGAGTTGTTAGTCCAAACTAGCATTATGAATACCATTCGAGATAATCTTCCAGTGGAAAACCTACTGAGACAATATATCGATGAAACCCAAGAAGTAGATGTCAGTAAGGTAGAAACTGTAATAGAAAATAAACCACTTCCTGAATCAGAAAAAGAAAAGGTCGAACCTGTGGATGAAATCAAAGTATACAATGAACCTGTGGATGAAATCAAAGTATGTGATGAACTTGTGGATGAAATCAAAGTATACAATGAACCTGTGGATGAAATCAAAGTATTCAATGAACCTGTGGATGAAATCAAAGTATGTGATGAACCTGTGGATGAAATCAAAGTATGTGATGAACTTGTTGGTTCGGATATTATCCAAATAGAAGATTCATCTGAAAAACAAAATAGTATTCGTTTTCATCCTGATATAACTAAAGATGACTTAAACATAGGCGAAGAAATTAAAATAAATGTAGAGGATTTAGAAAAAGACAATATTCATTTAGACATAGAAGAATTATAAATCTTTCGTAAAAGAATAATAATTAAAACCTATTATTCTTTTAATGGTACCTTATGAATATATTTATATATCTCTTATTATTTCAGTGATTTTTTTTATATGGAAACAATTTTTATATAGATCAAGTCCAATAGAAAACCAAAACAAATTATTTTTTAAGGAATCGTTTTATTTGTTTCTTATTATTTTAGGAGTATTTATTCTAAAAGATTATTATATGAAAGTACAAGAACAAAAGACACAAATATTTACAGGAGAACCTTCGTTTTAATCAGTTTATCTATATCTAAAAAGTGTTCCAAATTATCTTGTTTATAAGAACGAAACGCGATATGGTCAAATTGTTTTTCAGGAATATGTTGATTCACATTTCTGGCTATCATTTTGTATAATTTGAAATCTGGATATCGTTCGTCGCCATTTTTTTTGTACAATATATTGTTATTATGATCATCATAAACCCATCCGATGATCATATCATAAATCGGAATTTTTCGAAATGTATCTATATCTTTCAAATCATCTATTATAAAATCAAACATAGAACACGCCAACCGACATAAATCAAAACTATAATTTGGTTCTAATATTGGTTTGCGATCATTATAAAAAGGTTCGCAGTTATATTGTCCGTGAGCAGTTCCATTTGGAGAAAAACTATCACTACAAAGACGAGTGCCTTGATAAGTATAAATAGACCTACCAAAATCAATTAATTTATATAATTTTCCAAATGTAGGTACCTTATAATATTGCCCTTTTATGTTGTAATATAAAAACTCTTCTTCTGTTTCAACATACATGATATTGTTTGTATGTAAATCGTTATGAGTGAACTCAAACACATTTTGATAAACATATAACATAAGCACTATTTGAAATATGGCACTTGTCAATTGTTCGATATTGATATCGTCGGATTCAAATAAACTATCCATTGTATCTACACATTTTTCTAACATAATATGTTGGCAAGGTATTTTATCAATTACTAATATAAGTTTATCCATAATGCTATCATCGTCTGAAGAAGTATTACTAGATTCTTCGTCATTGTCTTGAGATGAATGATCATCGTTAGAAGAACATTCGTCGTCATCTTCCTCCGATGAAATACTTTCTGTGTCACTATTGTCTTCTTGCTCATCAGAACTTTCGTTAGATAGGTCTTTCTCATGTATTAAATCTATTGTTATTTCTTGTAATTGTTCTTCCACTACTTGAATATCATCGTCTAATGTCTCATATTCAACCTCTAAAATTTCATCGCTTAATTCAATGGGTGGTTTCTTTAAATTCGAAAATAAAGAATGAATATCTTGGTCCTTAAATCGAAAGGATTTGTTCAAATGTTCATTGAAATAATTTGAATCGCATAAATATTCAAAATCATCCACAATATTGATTTCACAATTTTCTTTTATGCCAATGAAACTATTGTATACATTTATACTATGTTTGAATTGCGACAATCTACTAGATAGCATATAAAAAAAATTATCTACGTAAGCATAATTGTGTATAGAGTGTATATATTCTTCGTATATATTATTACATTTGTTTTCTTTAGAAGGTAATACACATAATTCATATTTTTTATATTTTCCAATCAATAACTTAACATAATCCACTAAAGGAATAGTTTTCATAAAACAATTATAATCTTTATGGTCTATGGTTATAATATGATTATTATAGTCTACTTTATCTTTATAGTCTTCTACTAGAGGATTATAGTTTATTTTAAAATAGTCCAATATAGGATTATAATTTGAGTTTTCCATTATATCTTTATATATACTTTTATCAAGTGTTTTAAACTAATTGCGTCGTTTCACGTATAATCAATTATATTATATTATTATATGACGCTGAATCTTAGAAAGTTTGATATGAAACGTATTACCTTTTTAAAAAATGAAAATAAGGGACCAGTGGTGGTGTTAATAGGTCGCCGAGACACTGGCAAAAGTTTTTTAGTTCGGGATTTATTATTTCATCACGTAGATATACCTATTGGTACTGTAATCTCTGGCACAGAAGCCGGTAATGGGTTTTATTCGTGTCATGTGCCTAAATTATTTATTCACGATGAATATAATACAGGTATCATTGAAAACGTTTTGAAAAGACAAAAAGCCGTCATCAAGCAAGTGAATAAGCAAATCGAAACCTACAAAAAAAGTTCGATTGACGCAAGGGCATTTGTTATATTGGATGATTGTTTATATGACAACGGATGGGCACGCGACAAAATGATGCGTTTATTATTTATGAATGGTAGACACTGGAAGGTCATGCTTATTATTACAATGCAATATCCGTTAGGTATACCACCAACACTAAGAACAAATATTGATTATGTATTCATATTGAGAGAACCTTACATCGCTAATCGAAAACGTATTTATGAAAATTATGCCGGTATGTTTCCTACATTTGAATCCTTTTGCCAAGTCATGGATCAATGTACTGAAAATTATGAATGCTTGGTCATAGACAATAATGTAAAATCAAATCAATTACAAGAACAAATCTTTTGGTACCGAGCCGAAAATCACAAGGATTTTAAATTAGGATCCAAAGAATTTTGGGAATTGTCTAAAAATCTTGGTTCAGACGAAGAAGATGATGTATACAATCCAGGTGATTATAAATCAAAGAAAGGTCCTAAAATTAACGTAAAAAAAACGAAGTGGTAAAAAAATATATTCTACTTATAATGATAAATATTTTTCATTATTTGTTAGATTTTGTTCTACAAAATAAGATGTATTATTTATTTTATTTATTATTGATACCATTAGCATCTTTTATTCATAATATAATATTGCCTGAAAGTATCGGTCATTTTTATACTCATTTCAAAAAAGTTTATTTATATTATATTGTAGCTTCTATTGCCGCATTTAATTTTTTACATATTTTCATCAACTGGTTAGCGTGGAGAGTCATACCACATTTTTATGAATTTGTTGTATTACGTATTTATGATTACATTTATGAAAACTCCTATTGTAATTACGAAAATTTAAATATTACTGAAATCATTATAAAAATATCGAAAATGCCCTGGATTTTACAGGGTGCTTTGAAATCATTCAAAGAAGAATTTTGTCATGTCTTTTTTGGATTTATGATAGGCATTTTTTATTTTTATATTAAATTAGGATTAAAATACTTGGTTGTATTTTTAGGATTTTTTCTAGCAATGGTTGCGTTTCAAATTATAAATATAAAACACATTACAGACATCAATAAAAGAAAGGAAGAACATGTAGACGATACGTTTGAAAAGTTAGGCGAATCTTTAAAAAACATTGGTGTAGTTCAATCGTTTCAAAATATAAACCAAGAAAAATCTATTTTATATAATATTTTACACCATTATAACTATGAATATTATAAATCATTAAATTTTTCTATTGCTTATGATACGATGACTAAATTAATGAATCTTATGATGGGTATTGTTTTAGGCTATATGATTTGGACGGATTACTTGAATAAAAAGATTAACAAACAATATTTATTCCAATGTTCGCAAGTGGTTCTTTTGTTGATTACTATGTGCGATTCCATTGGCGTTGTATCACGTTCTTTATCAGACAATTTAGGACAAATTTATGATATCAACGAATTTTTCAATAAGGAAATACCAAAAGATTATCATTGTAAAGTAGGTGAACAAATATTCAAAAATGGTGATATTGTATTCAAAAACGTTTACCATAAATACGATCGAACTCATTACTCACTAGAAAATGTCTCATTCAAAATACAAAAGGGTGAAAAAATCGCAATTGTTGGTGAAAGTGGTTCTGGTAAAACTACCATCATTAAATTATTAATGAAACATAAGACTTTATCTATGGGAACCATTACTATTGGAGGCATAAATATAAATGAGTTGTCTACCAACGAATTGTCGAAACATATCATGTATATTCCACAAAGTCCAAAATTATTTAACCGAACTTTATACGATAATATAGTATATGGATTGAAACGTCCACCTAGTAAAACACAAATCATACAAACTCTAGAATCTATGAATATTGACGTTTTTACTAAAAAACTTGACCAAAAAGTTGGTCGGGATGGTTCTCTATTATCAGGCGGTCAACGACAATTGGTTTGGTTGTTACGTTCATTATATCGGGTCAAGCCTATTATTATATTGGATGAACCCACAGCATCTTTGGACGAACCCAATAAAAAAATGGTCATTCAAGCCATGAAACAAATCGGACGTGGTAAAACTATCATTATGATCACACACGATGAAGTAGATGGTGAATTTAAAAAAATAAATTTAAAAAAAGGTTTACAAACGAACGATATGGTGAGCATATGGTAAGATATCTGGGTCATGTGTAATGACAATGATTGTTTTACCTTTTGTCTCATTGACAATTAATTTGACTATTTTTTTACGAGTCTCTTGGTCTAAACTGGTCAATGGTTCATCATAAATCACTATAGATTTATTGGGTTTTAATATACCACGTATTACCATAATTATTTTTTGCATACCTAACGATAATCTAGATCCGTTTGTACCACAAGGAGTATCTATACCATATTCCAATTTTTCATAATAATCAAACAAATCATGTTTTTTTAGCAAAGATATCATATCTTCTTTGGAAGTTTTGTTTCCATATTGTAAGTTATACAATACACTTTCATCAAATAAAATGGTTCGTTGATTGACGTAATATATATTATCTCGAATGTCTGTTTTGCATAAATCTTTACTATTCGTATCGTCTAAGTAGATGTCTCCTTTGGTTGGGTTAGCCATTTTGATAATTAATTTCATAATGGTCGTTTTTCCAGATCCTGACTTACCCATCAATATATTGAGTTTATCCGGCTTAAAATGAATATTTACGTTTCTTAGAATATAATCTGATTTTTCATCGTATTTGTAACTTACATTATTTAGTTTTATACCTTTGAATGTGTGTATTGGAATACAAGATTCGTTCGTTTCCATTTCTTCAATGAATCGATTAATTTTGATGAATTTTGAAACACCATAATACTGATATAATGTATTATGTAAAAAATTACTTTGAATTCCTTTATAAATCAAATAAGTAATCAAAATATTGCTAATCATTTTTTTATCCTTATATAATAATCTATAAAGTATCAAAAAAAATACACTATAAAATACAATATTATTTATAAACAAAACTTTATTATTCAAATGATAACATTTAGTTATAATTTTAAAGTGGTCGTCTTCTTTTTTCATAATATGATTTAATTCACTTTCCACCGAATTGTCAAACAATATATTCATCAAATTTTTAGTTTTGTCTCCAATGTAGTTATTGTTTTTTATAGCTTCTGTATCCGAATTACAATAACAATCTAATAATTCGGGATGATATATATAAAAAATCATAAGTGGTGCCACAAACTGACCTACAAACAATGAGCCAACTATTTTATCATAACTATAAAAATAAACACTTATAGCTAAAAACATAAAAATACACGGAATTAGATCTATAAATATATATCTAATAATAAAACGTATGGTTCCATAAATTTGTTGTATCATCCAAGAGACTTCGGATTCCGATAATTCCTTATAATTTTTTGTATATTTGTAAAAAATTTGTTTTATAGTTTTTTTTTTGGAATCAGATGAAAAATGAAATAGTAAATAACTTTCTAAATTATTTTTTGAATAATCTAAAATAATAAATAATACAAATAAAATACCCAAACCATAAAGTATACCTTTCATATTACCACTTTTTAATAGGTTCAAAAATATAGACGAATTTATTTTATGTCCAGCATTTATAAATTCTGTGATAATACGGGGTATTACAATGGAACCAATACTATATACCATAAAACTCAATAAGGTGTATATCATAAAATATATTTTATGATGTCCAATATATGGCAGTAATATATGCTGAACTAGATACATTATATATAGTGAATATATAATGTTCTTTATAATAAATGGATTAATTCATCTAAGTTCCATTCAAATGGTTTAGACTGGCGTATCAACGTCACATTTGGATACCAATTGGTAGTCTTATTTTTTGTCCATCTCCAATCGCATCCAGCACTCAATAAAACATAGGTATTTATTCCTAAGGTTCCGCATAAATGAGCTAACGATGTATCTGTAGTAATCATTCCTTGTATTTGTTTCAATATACTAATACTATAGCGAAAAGATTCGTCCGACTGGTCTAAGGAATAACTCTTTACATTATATTGGTCTAACAATAGTTGTTCTTCTGAAGTAATGTCTTGTGTAATGGTAATCCATTGAATATGGTTACATTCAAACAATGGAATACATTTTGACAATGGAATACTTCTATTATGACGTTCATGACTATTATCACTATTTCCTTTCCAGTTGATCACCATTATAGGTTTGGTGTATAGTAATACATCTACAGGATAACTTGGTAACTCTGGAAAATAATCTATATAAATGTCTTTGTAATCCAACTCTAAAGCATAATGTAAATAAGATACATTACAATGATAATCAAACTTGGTTATTTTACCTCGGTCGCAAAAAGGGACTACGTCAACATTGAGACAATCACGATATATATACTCATATATCCAAAACAAATTATCATACACTAAAAAAATAATGTTATGATTCATTTGAGCAATTTGTTTTATAAATCTACTATACATAATATTGTCTCCAATTCCACCGGACATATAAATCAATAATGTTTTATGGATGTCTTCTTTTTGAAAGAATCCCATCGTTTTAGGTTCAATATTCAAATTCCGTACAATTACTGGATTCATATATATGCTATACATAGGTTGAGTGTAATTTTGTTGATTTAACAAAAGCATATTATAATGAAAATAAACTTGTTCGATTATGGATTTGTCCATATCAAAAAAAGTTACATAATGATGTAATTTATATTCGTAGTCATTGACTATATTCAAATATTGACAAATCGTATTATGTCGAAAATATAACATAATGGTGAATAAGTTATTCAAATGTCGTTCTTCGTATTTATGCGCCAGTGTTTTGCTATTTTTGTATGATGTATATGACACCTCTTTGTCTCCAATTTCTATAGTATCCAATAAAAGTTTATCGTGATGGTCAGGTTCACGATACATTAATATATTGTATTTTTCGTCTATGCATCTTATGATTGACTCTACAAATTGATTTTTATCCCATTCTTTGTAATATATACTATAATTTTCTAGAAGTATATTTTTTTTGTAATCTTCATAAATAACACGTCCAAGGGTCATTATATTAAGTTGTAAATCTTTTCTTCGGTTATATACGAATGATATTGTTGATTTATTTTTCGCTTGATAGAATATCGTTGGTCATTGTGTTGATGTATATGTTCGCTAATTGAAATATACTCTTCGTCGTATTGCCGAAGTTTACTTTTTAGTCGTATGTTATCTTCACAATCCCATAAAAGAGTATTGATATTTTTTAATTCATGAAATAAACTTCGCAAAGGCTCGGTTTCTTTTTTGTGATGCTTCAAAGAGTTGTATTCGTTTTGTATATTTTTTTTTTTAGAATCGTCTATACACTTAGATAATTTAATCTCTAAAATAGTTAATTTATCCATGATTTCTCCATAAGAACACGGAACCATCATAATAGTAGTTTTAGTTGTCATAATTTTATATTAAAATAAAGATAAAATATATATTATGTATACCATATTTATATTTCACCGAGATTATAGAAGTTTCGACAACCTAGGTCTAAACTATGCTATGAAACACTTTGACCATATTATTCCTATCTTTATATTTACTCCTGAACAAATCAAAAAAAATAAATATCTTTCCAATAATAGCTTACAATTTCTTTGTGAATCATTGGAAGAACTTCGTGACCATATACCTTTACATATTTTCTATGGAGACAATTTGAAGGTATTAAATAAAATTCATAAAACCGCTCCAATTTCAAACATAGTATTCAATAAAGATTATACCCCCTATGCTATAGAACGTGACCAAAGTATTGACTCATGGTGTGCGAAAAAAAACATAAATTGCGTCCAAATAGAAGATTACTTGTTGAGTCCAATCGGTCGTTTCAATAAAACAGATGGTTCTCCTTATGTAGTATATACACCATTCAAAAATAATGTACTCAAACACTCTATACCTAATACACAAAATCATCCATTGAAACATTTGATATATCATAAACCACTCGAACATATATCTTATTATAGTCCAAATTTAGATTATTATACATATAATCCACATAACAACGTCAAAGGAGGACGAAAAAGTGGATTGAAATATCTTCACACAAACATAGATTACGAAGACCAATTGAGCATCAAAACAACCCAATTGTCGGCCTACATCAAATATGGTTGTCTCAGTATACGCGAAGTATATCATCATTTCAAAGATGAAAACTTGAAGGCTCAACTCATATGGCGTGAATTTTATTATTACATCAACTATTATTACCCCAATCTATTAAAAAAATCGGTAGCGTTTCAAATGAAATATGATAAAATAAAATGGGTAAATAATAAAAAGCATTTGGAATGGTGGAAACGTGGGGAAACAGGATTTCCGGTGGTGGATGCTTGTATGCGTCAATTGAATAAAACTGGATATATGCATAATCGTGGTCGATTAATTGTCTCTAATTTCTTGAATCGTTTGCTAGGATTAGACTGGAGGTTAGGAGAATTATATTTTGCTCAACAATTAATCGACTATGACCCATGTGTCAACAATGGTAATTGGCAATGGGTTTCATCCGTCGGTATTGATACAAAACCATATAGTCAGCGAGTGTTTAATCCGTGGTTACAAAGTAAGCGTTTTGATCCACATTGTATTTACATCAAAGAATGGATTCCTGAATTAAATGATGTTCCTCCTAATGAAATACATCAATGGGATCTACACGGAGATCCGGATATTTATATTTTGCCTATTATAGATTATACTATGGCACGTGAACGAAGTCTACAAATGTATCGAACTATTCAATAAAAACATTTTAAAGTTATCTATTATTATTTAGCAGGCGACTATATTTCTTTGTTCATAAAATATCTAAAAATTAGTGAGCCAAAAGGATAATAAATAGACCTTGTATTATTATATAGATGAATATATTTGAATTGAATTCTCTTACAGAAACAAATATTTTACTGTATCAACAAGAAACGCCTATCTTTGTAATGGAATGTTTATTACGTGATGGACATTGGAAAGATGCTATTGTGTTGTATAACATATATAAATGGACAACATTACAATGTACATGTATCCCTTTTTTACAATGGATTCAAAACAATCATATACATATCGAATTAACTAAACATTCTATTTTACAACTCATTCAAAATGGAGACAAAGAGGTTTTACATTATATAGACCCACAATGGTACATTGAAGTTATTTTATTTAGTCCATGGTGTTTTATACAATATGTATTCGAACATTATGATATAGTACTAGAAGAGCATCATTTAATTCATTATTGTAAATTCAACCATAAAAAAAATAATATATTATTTCTTATGAAACATTGTCCTATAAATAAGGGTCTAGTTATGGATTGTATGTATTATTTATGTCATTATGATACTTTGCCTATTGTAAAAGAGTTATTATCATGCTATCCAAATATACCATTAAAACCCTTTTTTATAAAAGCAATTACATACAATCAGTATGATTTATCGTATTATTTTCTATCTTTAGACTCAACCTTGATACAAGATATAAATATAACCGAATGTTTTATACAACATTCTTATAAAACATTACAATTGTTGTATACGTTGGATAAATCAATATTTTCGAATATCAATCATAATTATATATTTTCCATTATAAGTCGCGACGTGGTGGATAATAAAAGCTCTTTTATGAGTTGGTATTTGACACACTTTAAATACTATATAGAATACAACATGTATCAAGAACATATGAACATTATGAAATACAATGGATATGTATATGATGAAGTAAGTGATGAATATTTTATAAATGCGTGCTTAAAAAATTATGTAGATGTAGTCAAAAAGTATCAATGTACGAATTATACAATAACACGCATTGGTTTTGAATTAGCCTGTTTGTATGGTTATTTTGATATAGTCCAATATTTGTCTCAATCCGCTGAAAAAAATCATATGTATATTATGTTACAATATTTGATAACCATTGATACCATGCATTTAGACATTGTCAAATATTTATTTTCACAAGTCCAGTGTTTTCCGCCTGAATTAGCTCAATATTTTTGTAAACATGGTTACATAGACTCTTCATTCAATATAGACGACGAATGTATTTATTGGTTATGTATAAATGGACACTTTGAAGTGGTTTATAATTTAATGATAGAAAATAAAATAGCTAACATAGAAGATGCCTTTTTATATGCGTGTGAATATAAAGAAGGATTATTTTTAGCAAAATGGATATATTATAGAAATGCTTTGAACCAAAAACTAATTTGTAAATCTTTTTTTAATGCCAATCATATAGATACCTTAAGATGGTTACATAGTCTCGAAACTATCCCAATATTTAAAAACAATCATGCTTACTTTAAGGAAAGGTGTATTCATCAAGACTATGAAATAGTAGACTGGTTATGTAATGTATATCCCAATTATTCATATGAATTGGTAGATGGTTACATTATGTATCATATCGAACTGATAAAAATCTTTCGAGATATTGAAACCACTGAATGTTCTATTTGTATGGAGACAAACGCCAATTCTATGACCTTGTGTAAACATTCCTTTTGTTATGATTGTATTAATAAATGGTATCAAAAAAGTAACACTTGTCCGATGTGTCGTAGTCCTATAGAAGATGTCTTTACGTCCATCATTCCACCGTGACTACTTTTGCTAAATTTCGCGGTTTATCAGGATTGTATCCACGCGAAATAGCTAATTCATATGCTAATTTTTGTAATGGAATCATATTCAAAATACATTGATACGTTTTATTTTTGGATACTACAATTGTATTTTCTCGTTCTATAACTTCGTTAGTTATGGTGAGTATAGTTGCACCACGCGTTTTTAGTTCTTGATAACTGTTTTCATTTTTATGCCAAAGTTTGTCTCTAGGTGCGATCAAAATGACCGGAAAATGTTCTTCCAACAAGGCAAAGGGTCCGTGCTTCAAACTACTGGAAGAATATCCTTCGGCGTGAATATAAGAGAGTTCCTTTATTTTTAATGCCCCCTCTTTTGCCGTATATTCATCAAAGTCTTTTCCCAAAATAAAACAATGTTGATGAAATAAACCTACATAAGGGGTCATGTTTAGATTCAGTGTTTCTTCTACATCACGAGCCAATCGGATTAAATCTTGAATTATTTTTGAATGATATGATTGAATACCACACTGTAGTTGCGAAAACCATAAAGAAATCATAGACAATAAAGTCACTTGTGAGACAAATGATTTGGTTGAGGCTACACCCACTTCACGACCAGCATTCAAATAACACCCGCAATTTACTTCCCTAGCAATGGCCGAATCCACTTTATTGATCACTCCAATCGTAATATGTCCTTCTACCATTTCAATACATTTTTGTAGGTCTTTGGTTTCACCGGATTGAGACACCATTAGAAATGCACATTTTCCTTTTTTTGGGATATCTTTTTTGGTAAATTCACCTGCGTCTATTGCTTGAACACTTGTAAACTGACACCATTTTTTCATATATTTTGACCCAATACAAGCTGAAAAATAAGATGTACCACAACCTAACAAAATAATGTGATCTATGTTAGACAATTGGTCTTTGTCTAAACCACCCAGAACAATTGTTCCGTCCTTTTTATAACGACTACCATGATTGGTTACATTCCATATGGTAAGAGATTGTTCATATATTTCTTTTTGTGTCCAATGTATATAAGGGGCACATGATTCTGTAAACATTTCCAAAGGAATGTCTCGTAAAGTATAATTTTGTTTCGTGATAAGAGTTATTGCGTCGTTTATATATTCTAGTCTAGCAATATCATTCGAATCTAATTCTATATATTTATTTATTTTACCACAAAATCCACTATATTCAGATGATACCAGAGAAAAATTACCACCATTACCAATCAACAACGGACTTCCGTGTCTCACACAATACAATCTATTGGGTTCGTTTAATACTTGAATACATAATCCCCAAGTACCTTCCATTGATTGTATAGTTTTCTCAATAGAATCCATTACATTATGCGTGTGTCCATAATAATAATCCAATAAATTCGCAATGACTTCGGTGTCGGTTTGTGAATAAAATACATAGTTTTTATCTATTAAAAAGTTTTTCAATAATTTATAATTTTCAATAATACCATTATGAATGACCATAAATGTATTATGATAACTTTTATGTGGATGCGAATTCTCGATCGTTTTAGGACCATGAGTTGCCCATCGAGTGTGTCCAATACCATTGATTGACATAGGATAGTCTATGTTTTCCAAATGTTCAATCGAATGGTCTGACACGTATTTATGAACAATCCAACTGTTTTCATGAATTAGAGACAATCCAGCAGAATCGTATCCTCTATTTTGAAGTTGTTTCAACCCGTTTATTATGTATGGCGAAGCATTATGCCCTAAACACGCAATAATACCACACATAATACAATATGATTTTATTATTTATATCATTCTTTTATTTTTTAATATACTATATATTATATGGATCTATATAATACCTTGTTTGGACCTTTGAATGTCGATTTTTGTAATTTATTTTTGGTTTTAATGATTTTAGCCCTTGTTTTTGTGATTACCAATGTTATAGCTCTTTTATATTCCTTTTCTAATGATAGAAAATTAATTCCATTGTTTATTTCTAATTTAATTATGTCGTTGTTTACTTATTTTTTGCATCGTGTATTACATTCTATGTGTTTAGTAAGTTTGAATTAGACACCTGTTCATAAAAACAATAACTCAATATAACGCCTGCGCATATATGCCAATATGTGGGGTAAGAATAGATTGAAGCATAAATACCTATCACTACATAAGGTATTACTTCATTGTAAACATAACATAATTTAGACACCGCAATTACAAACACATATCGATGAAAACAAATTGACCCAACTCTTTTATATATAACATAGAATAAACTAATGTATGGATATATGTCCAAATAATCCAAACAAATATACATAATCATACACGTATCTAAACTCAAAAGTAAATCGGTCTGAAACACATGATGATAAAAACTCAACTGACTTTGAAGATATAGGATCAAATAAGTTTGTAAAGAAACCTCATAATTTAATCGGTGAAGTGGTATAAGCATCAACAACATAGAAGAATAACCGGACATAGTGTTTATTTTAGGGTTTACTATTTTACACGTCCAATGAAAATGCAATCCATGTATTAGAATACTCAAATGATTTATGAAATAATGTTCGTGTGTAAAAGTAAACCATAAATAGGGACAATATACAAGTCGTGTAAGTACCCACGATACAACAAATAATTCTTTGGTGGGTAATGATTGTTTATACAATAATAAAAATAATGTGCTCCATTCAAAGAGTAGCGTTTTTTGTACATATTCAAAAGGACATACTATAGTAAATATAGAATAACACATATTATGTAATACTATATCCCATTTGTTATTATATGAATCGACAATAAAATAGGTGAGTAGTATTGTTCTAAGGGGCATTTCATTTACAAGATTAAATAAAGATAATGATGAAAAAAGACCAATACATAACATATTCAATATAGAATACATATAATAATATATATGCTACTATTTAAATAGTCCTTTATAATAATATAAATGACTATACCTAAGATTATTCACCAATTGTGGATTGGTCCGAAACCGCCTCCTTCCAATCATATGGATACGTGGAAACAAATGAATCCTGATTTTGAATATATACGATGGGATGAACGTCTTATACAATCCAAAATAACATTGGAATGTAAACATCGAATTGCCGAAATGAAGGAAATCAATGGACAAGCTGATATTATTCGATGGGAAATTTTGTATGAATATGGGGGTGTATTTTTAGACGCAGACTCTATTTGCGTCGATAAAATAGACGACGTATTAATGAATTGTAAATGCTTTGCTGGATGGGAACACGAAACATTACGAAAGGGTTTGATTGCTACTGGAACGATGGGGTTTCCACCCAAACACCCTCTAGTGAAAGAAGCCATTGAATGGATCAAACAAAACTGCGTGGATTATGATAAAACTGGGTTAATGGCTTGGCAAAGTGTGGGACCCGGATTATTAACACGAATGTATAATAGTGGTCAATATGATGATATGACTATATTTCCATCGTATACTTTTTTACCGATTCATTGTACTGGCGCAGAATACAAAGGACATGGAAAAATTTATGCATATCAAGAATGGGGCTCTACCAAAAGAAATTATGAACAAATGAACCAGATGTCCTTACCAAACCAATTTCAATGTCCTAAAGACTATGTTTCCATATTAATATCTAGTTTAAATACAAAAGCTACTTATTTAAAAGAATGTTTAGACTCCATAAAACATCAAGAAGGGTGTTTTCATATGGAATTGGTTTGGATCAACGATGGTTCAGATGGTCTCCATACAAAGATTCTAAAACACGCTTTACAACATTTTGGAAAAACAACACGATTTACCAAAGTAGTTTATTCCGAAAATGATAGTAATCGAGGATTGGGATTTACATCGAATAAAGGAGTAATACTATGTAGTCACGACATAATTATGCGAATGGATAGCGATGACATTATGGTACCCAATCGTATAGAAAAACAATTCATTTATATGACAAACTATAAAGAGGTTCATATGTGTGGTGGTCAAATACAAATGTTTGATGACAAAAACAATAACAAAGGGGTAACTAATCATCCTTCTATTTTATGGAAAAGTTACAAAGAAAACCCTAAGCACTGGATTCTAAATCATCCAACCTTATGTTTTCGAAAATATGCTATGTTGGAAATAGGTAATTATGACCCAACTTTAAAACAGATGTGCGAAGATTTTGAAATGGAATTACGTATGTTAAAAACATATGACTTTATTTATAATTTTCCCGAGGTTTTATTACATTATAGATTACACGATAATCAAGTGACTCACAATGGCGGTGAAGGTGGGCGAGACAAATGGCACAGAATTAGGATGGATATTATAGATAAATTAATATAAATAAGTTATTTATAGTTGTATAATGAAAATTGTATTAGTTATGTTGAATAATTTACAATCTTATATATTTGACAATATTAACCATTTAAAAAAACACGGTTATAGTGATATAATAATTATAACCGATAAAAAGTTTAATCCTTTATTCAAAGAGAATCATGTAATAAATATAGAAGATTTAATAGATGATTATGTAAATGTTATTTCTACTATGAGTAATACTTTTAGAAATGGATTTTGGAAATTGACTTCTTATAGATTTATAGCACTATACGAATATATGAAACAATATAATATAACCAATATAATTCATATTGAAAATGATGTATTAATATATAAAAAAATAGATAATGTTCACAATACAAATAAACTATTATTAACTATGGATTCTAAAGATAGATGTATTCCTGGATTCATGTTTATTCCTAATCACAATATATTAAAAAAATGTTTAGATATATTTAATCCAAAATTAAATGATATGGAAAATTTTTCAAATTGTTATTATGCTTTGGGTGATTGGGTAGATACATTACCAATATTTATAGAAGATAATAAAAACGATGTAACACATATGATAACAAAAAATTTTAAATTTTATGATGCAATATTTGATGCGGCGGCAATTGGACAATACTTAGGTGGTATTGATCCAAGAAATCAGGATGGTGATACTAGAGGATTTGTCAATGAAACCTGTGTAATAGATTATTCAAAATATACATTTATTTGGAAAAATGAGAATGATAAAAAAATTCCATATATTATTATTAATAATAATGAAGTTCCAATAATTAATTTACATATACATTGTAAAAATCTAAAATTTTTTTTATAATATATATATGTATATTCAAGCTATAGATTTTTTGACATTTATAAAAAACAATTTGAAAGAATATTGTATTAATAAAACAGTTTTAGATGTAGGTTCCGGAGATATAAATGGAAATAATCGTTCATTATTTGAAAATTGTAAATATGAAGGGAATGACGTTGTTATGACAAAAAATGTAACTATTGTATCAAAAACAAAAGATTTACCATTTGAAAATAATACATTTGATACTATTATATCTAGTGAATGTTTTGAGCATGATCCAGAATATAAAGAATCATTTCTAAAAATTTATAATATACTTAAACCGAATGGTTTATTTTTATTTACTTGTGCATCCACAGGAAGACCAGAACATGGAACTAGAAGAACATCTCCTCATGATTAATATGGAACATCGGTTGGATTAAAAGATATGCAAGATTATTATAAAAATCTTACGTGTAATGATTTAAATGAAGTATTAAATTTAAATAGTTTATTTATATGTTGTAGGAATAATCATATATTTAATATAAATTTACCAGAATATCAAAATAAAGGTGTTATAAAAACAACATTAAATGTTAAAAAATGAATATATTATATTTAAGATATTAAATATGAAAAATATTATTCTTTTAATTATTGCTAGTGAAGATAATAAATGTTATAATGAAATGAAATATATAATAAATTCATATTGTAAGCTATATAAAGATAGTCACAATTTAAAATATTTTTTTATACAGTTAAATGAATCTATTCCAGATAGTATATTAGTAAAAGAAAATAACATTTATGTTAGGGGTAAAGAATCATTAATTCCAGGTATATTAAAAAAAACAATAGAATCGTTAAATTATATAAATAATAACTATGATTATGATATTGTAATTAGAACAAATTTATCTTCATTTTATAATTTAGATAACCTTTATAGGTTAATAGATACTAAAATATTTGATAACAATAATATAGCTATTGGATATAGGCCATTTAATACTTTTATCAGTGGTACATCTATAATATTATCAAAAATAAATGCTTTAAAATTATGTGATTATAGTTTGTATAAAGATGTATATAATAATAATCGCAATGACGATGTAATTATATCAGATATATTAAAACGAATAGGAATACCACTTATATCATTACCTACAAATTATCATGAGTTGATAATGAATGATATTAATCAACAAGTTCCAGATGATATATCCAATATTTTATTTTTTAGAGTAAAATCTTTAAATAGAATGTATGATGTAGATGTATTTAAACAATTATATAAAAGGATTTATAATTTAAAAAAATAACCTAGAAAAATCAACATATAATAATAAGGAATATCCTATTGTAAAAATGTTTTGTTTTGATTTGTATATATTTTCAATATAAAAAGATATACATTTTTATGTTCGCTAATTATTGTAAATATAAGAGATATGTTACTAGATTTGAATGGTGAATTGGTTATCACTACAATATAATTATAATGAATATTAGTTAGATACATTATTTGGTACGATTTATCCTAATATATTTTTGATATAAAATTGAATAAAATAATAGATAATATACAATACAAAATGGAGTTATCAAAACAAATATTAAAACAAATCAATTCTACAAATATTTCAGATATAGATGAATCATTTATAATGAAAAAAAAATGTTCAATAACAAATTATGAAATATCGGTGACATTGCATAAAATGTTTAAGAATAAGATAGTATTAAATATACCAGATGAATTGAATGATTATATAAATGAATTTTTATACAAAAAAGATTCTCTGTATATTATTATAAATCATAAAAATAATAATCCTTTATGGTCATATTCTATAAAAAATAATTGTATGAAGTATAATAATTTAGATAATATAATAACTCTACCAATAAGCATAGAAGAAAAATTTTATAAAATGTATCAACAATTTATAAAAGATTTTATATGATACAAAATAATTTGGATTATAATAAACATCTTCATAATAGAAGAATATCATTTTCCAACAAAAATAAATATTTTTTATGTCGCAATATTCAAAACATTTGGATTTGTCGGAAAATCAGTATGTTCATAAATAAGTCCGTTTCGTCCATACATATGAAATCTATGAGTTCTTATAGATGAATTGAAACGAGTGACACTTTCATGTGATACATTTTCTTTTATTTTAACCATGAACAACCATGTATGTTGATTAGTAGAACTAAGACGATGTAATTGCCAGTGATCCTTGAACAAGCGTATATGATTTGGTAGATATTCTTGAAAAATTTCTATATATTCAATAATATCCTCTTCCATATGATATTCAAACTCTCCCCATAATTGCTTTCCATATTCAATTAAATAATTTAAGGGAAAATATGTGGTAGGAGCAACATTTTCTTGGAACAACACATTTTGGCAACTCATTATATGATTTATTATGCATAAATTAATTTTCAATTTTTACACTAAAATAAATTAGTATAAAAATAAAATATTTCTTATTTTTTATTTGAGAAATATCATAATGATTTAATTGTATCTGATATTTTAATTTATTTTGATATTTCTATGATTTATAAGTTTCTTGTGGTAAAAGTTTATCTACATCATGTATGTTTGTCTGGTTGACTAACAAAATGGTATGAAAAATAACCAAATCATTTTACGTGTATCTAGATGGTTGCTTTCAATTCTTCCATATTTATATTATGAATCATTTACCATTGATAAGCATATAGTTTAAATAATGTTGTGTGTGTTCCATCATCCATTTTTACGGTTTCATATCTAGAACCATATTCCCAAAAGAACCATGCTATTTTGAGAGGTATACCTAGTTTTTCCAAAAGTTCATCTATATTTATTTCTTCAATAGTAACTTTATAAAGAGTTTCATTCACAATATACAAAGACAATTCAATCTTTGGAAGAATAGTATCTTTATCCAATAAAACGGTATTTACCTTACAAATTCCAAATGGATTTTCTATATTTTCTATTTTATGTTCAATAAACATTTTTATAAGATTAACAATATTTTCAGTTGGAATAGGCATATCATCTATATTGGAAATAGGTTTTTCAGGATGATGTTCGTTATAATATTCGATTATTTGCTCATTCATGTTCATTTATATTATGTTAATAATTATGGAAAAATCAATTTTTATAAAATAAAATTCATATAATTATCTAAATTTAACATATGATGATTATCCCAATTGGCGTGTTCAAATACTTCATTGATTTTGTCTATATTTAATTCAGTCCAATCATCCAGTAATACAATAGGAAAATTCTTACTGTAATATTCGGTTATATGATTTTTTAAACAAATTGGAATCACTTTTAAATAAAGGCATTCCCAAAATCGATGTGTATCTAGTCCATTTCCTTCTGGACAAATTGCAAATTTATAGGAAGATAAAATAGTTAGGTAATTTAAATAATCGGTATTTGGCAGATTAGGTATTTTTTTAGATATGATTGTATCGTAACATTTCTTTCGTTTGATTATATTTGTAGTAATCTTAAAATTAAAATAGATATAATTTGATTTATTTACCAAAATATTAGTTTCTAATACGCGTTTCCATATATTTAAGTTACCATGACTCCACATACTATTAGCTATGCCAATAGGCAAAGGAATAATTCTTTCTTCTGGTTCTATGGATAAATTTTGAGTAAATATTTTATTCACATTAGAAATTTCTAATAAGCTTTTATGTTGTTTTTTAAATGAACCGTCTGAATTATGAAGAAATATATTAAATTTGGTTGAAATATTCGATAATATATTTTTTAAATCATAAATACGAGTAGGTAAATTTATAATTTCACTATCGATTATATGAGTATAACAAAATATATTATTTATTTTCAGGGTTTTTATATATTCTATGTTGAAATTATCAATATTTATATGTTTTGATGTTTGATCCCGAATGATTGGATTATATTTAAAATCACGATTTGTTCCAATATAATAATCACATATATTTTGTATTTTTTCTCCTGTAATTATATCCATATATATATTGAATTATTTTTAAATAATATGTAAATATACATATGGAGGAATCATTTTCTCATTGTAATAATAAAAAGCAATGTTTTGATAAATTATTAGATAAATTATTTAACCAAAAAGAAGATGGGTTTTATATAGAATTGGGCGGTAATGATGGATTAACTCAAAGTAATACCGCATTTTTTGAATTTTATCGCAACTAGAAAGGAATATTAATTGAACCTTCATTAAAAGGATATAATTTATGTGTAAAGAATCGTCCAAAATCTATATGTATAAACAAAGGGTGTGTATCTAATGATTATATTGGAAATACAGCAAAAGGAAATTTTGGTAATAATTCTTTAATGGCATCAATAGATGGGATTAGACAAAAGGGTATCGATAATTCTAATATAGAAATATCAGTAACTACTCTAGAAAAAATATTAGATGGAGTAAATGTAAAGAATATAGATTTATTATCGCTAGATGTTGAAGGATATGAATTCGAAGTGTTAAAAGGATTAAATTTAAATAAGTATAGACCAACCTATTTATTAATTGAAATATACAATGTAAATTTTGATAATATACATAATTATTTAACTGAAAATAATTATAAATTATGTTGTAATTTTTCAAATTATAATAAAGAAGATAATCCTGGATAGGATGGAACTCATAACGATTATTTATTCATGTCACTGTAATATAATAACATGTCATAAAGTCAATGTTTATCTTCGCATATACCAATGAATGGAAACATAATCACATTCTTTATTACTATCATTTATACCAGATGCATTTTTCCAATTTAATTCTCTAATTATAATATCATTTTGATGATATATATTCATATAATTAAAGTATATTTCATATTCAGAAGCTCCACTATGTGGAAAATCAACACGATCTACCATATTTATAAATATTTTCCAAAACGGATTAGTATTATGATTCGTTTCTACTATTTTCATTAGCTCATTCAAAATATTGTTATTAACAATCATGTGATGTACAATACCAGAACAAGGGTGTGCTTTTTTTAACGATGGATGTAATTTATTCATATGATTAAAATATTGTTTATGATATTCAGTACCAGTTGTGTATATATATTTACCATCACTATCCATAAATGAGGTTGGTTTTAGAAAATGTGTATCACTATCTACGATTAAATAATTTGATAAAATACCAGGAATAACGTTTCCTGCATAAAATTTTAACAATTGTTGTAAATACCAACCGTTTCTATTATGTTTACCAAATTTTTGAATTAAATCATTTATATTAAAAGGAAATATTTTTTCATCAATTGTAATAGTACCCTCTATATTAATTATTGGATTAGAACATACTAGGTAAATATTTCTATATCCAATTATATTCTTTTTGGAATACGGAATCATACTCTCTATCACGTCGTTGTCATTTGGACCGACACAAATAACTACATCAAATAAATTATTCATTTATATATGTAGTATATTTTTTTAAATAATTATTTATTATATTGAGTATAAAATAGTATTTTTTATAGGGTACTTAAGTGTTTGATGAGTTCTATCTGTTCTAATTTTATAATCTGGCATATAACAAATGTCTATAGTATCTGATAATAATGCCGCACACCATGATACTGTGCTATTACTACATATTAATTTATTGGCTTCTTTCATAATATGAAAATCAGTTAGTATATCATTCGATTCGATAATGATAGAAATATGGTTGTCACTAAACCATGATTTAACTTGTTCGATATAATTTAATTCAAACGATGATTTTGGTTTATTCACAACAATTGCTGTAGTACTATTATGAAAAAAAATAGGTGTAAGATTATTTAATAATCTGATAATATTATCACATGTTATGTATTCTCCATTTTCAATGAAATCTTCCAATCTAATGTGTAGTACTATGTTATAGGCCTTTAATATAGCCGGTTTATTAATAATATCCGAAATCTTAAATTCTTCGTAGGGATAATTATAAATTATATGTTCTTGATTATTATGTAAAAAAGATTTAATTTGATCTTTATAATTAGAAATCTCTTGAAATTGGTAATATCCACCAAATGATATATTATTATTTATTTTGGATAATTCGAAATGATTATTTGTTATAATATCTTTATACAAATGATCACCTAAACTGGTAGCAATACGTCTATGTAAATTTATACCACCATATGAAAATTGTGGATTATATTGTAATATTAATACAATAGCAAAATATCTGAATAATGCGTTTCCTAAACGACCTCTTGGTTCAAAATAGATATATTTTTTATCAGACATAATATATTCAACTATTTGATTGTATATATTTTTACGAGTATAATACGAAATGAGTAAAATCGTGCGTCTAGGTATGACCGAATCTGGATTACTTTTTTTAAATTGGGTATACAAACACGTCAAATTAAATGAAGGTGAAAAACAAATTATTATGAGACAAATTATGAATTTAACCAATTGGTTATATAGCACATCAGGATATTATGACAAATCTGTGAAAGGTGATAAATTTAGACAAGTCCGCAATGAATTCCAATTATTACAAATTTATAGAACATTTGGAGACAAGCGTAAAAAATTGTAGCGAAACTCGGTTTTACTTTCATGATGGTATGATTATGAATTTGTATGAGCAACTAAAGGAACCTTTTCAAACGTTTTATAATATAAATAATTTGGTGTTAATGAATAATACCAAATCGGTTTCTATGGTGGAACCGACTTTTCATAAAATGCGTGACAAAAGGTGTTGGTAATTTCTAATGTGTATATATAATGGAAAAAGATAATATTCGCGAAGTAATAAATGACTTGAAAGCAAAACGAGATGCGTTGAGTTTGGCACATGAACAATTAAAAAAAGACAATGACGATTGGAATAAATGTGTTATTGTGTTGTCTCTAATGACAGGTATGTTTGAATCGATGAAAATACAAATGGGATGGGATAATAATTTGGTAGCCTTGGTGCCTATTGGGTTATCTTCTATTATTGCCTCTATTTCCGCCTTAATAAAATTCAAGAAATTCCCTGAACAAATGGAAACGTTGATTCAGTCTACGTCCTTGTTGACCAATACATTGAATAAATGTAGAAATCACGATATTCTCGATCACGAAATTATGATAGAATACAATGACGCTTTAGAAAAATTAGAAACAAGTGTTTATCCCGATATACGCAAAAAATACTTGAAAATGTCTCAAAGAAATTTAATTGATATTATGAAAATAGAACAAACCTATTTTAAAAATATTGAACTAGTAAATAAAGGTGAAAAAATTATGCAAATTAGCGATGACGGTTCCAGTAAAAAAAACCATAATATACTTCATATGCCTTATCCATTGTCGAATAATGACGATAGTTCTATTGCAACCGAAGAAGAGTCTATATACGAATCACCGAAACGCAAAGAAGAACCTGTAATATCATTTGAAGAAGTAGATAACTCTAACGTATAAGACTCCAATGAGAAGGAAACAAATCCTTCATAGATTTATTACCTTGTGCTGGACCAAACCATTGTTTAGGATAATATACGTTTGGTTCAAATGGATTTAAATATGCCCCCCACCAACTGAATGAACTATTTGCTATTATGTTGTGTTTACATAAACTCATTTGTATCATTTGTTCCCAATCTTTTAAGTTATGGTCTACTGATTCAAACGTTAGTTTAGGATAGTTTTTTTTCAACTGGTCAATATATTCATTTACATAAGACGCGTCCTTTTCCTCAAAAAAATAAAGTATATTCCAATTATCCTTTTGCGTATCGCGTATAAGTTGTTTCATTGCGTTCTTATAATAATCCATCGTCAATAGTGGGTGATGTTCTTGTATATCTTTGTAATCCCCAATCCTGAAATGCAAAGAGACCTTATTTGTTGGACTATATTTTTGTTGAGTTTCTCGTATTTTTAACAAACGGAATATAGATTGTTCATGTTCTTTAAAATACTTATAAGACTGAAAATATCCCCACAACTTGAATGATTCTTCTATATAAGGTATTGGAGTATAATGAAATTGTGGTTCTTTGTATATTGGTAAACGAATAGATGGTTTTAAAAATATTTTTAGTGAACTCAGTAAATTGTCCCAATAAAAGGGTCTGTCATTACGAGTTGGTAGTTTATCTTCAAAATAAAAGTTTTTTTTATATTTCAAACTATACGACAAAACACAAGCAATCTGAAACAATTGGTTCCCAAGACCTCCCATCATCTCAATGGTTATCATTGACATGATATAAATTATATATTTAAGTAGTTAAAAATTTCATTATTATACGCGCTTTTTGAACGGCGACTACATCATATCTGGTAGGAAAATTATTCAAAGTCAATGATGTACATTCGACATTTACCATATCTCCTTCATCCAAAGGTATTTGTACGTCTTTGGTTGGATATGTTTTGGTCGTTTTTCCACAATAACCACTCAAATCATTCCAATCGAATGACACGGATGTACCATTTATTTCAAACGTTACATCATTTATAGACGCATCACCACTAGCCATCGATAAATCGCTTAACATAAGACCCACTTTTACTAAATCACTTTTGATTAAAATGGGATATCCAAAATTTTCATCTTGGTCATATGCTCCGGCACCATAAGCAAAAGGAAATTCACCAGCCGATAAATCATTCGTTTCGCCTAAAGCTTGGTAAGCAAACCCGACCATAGAAGCAGCTTCTAATGAACCCTTTATTACTACATTTCCACTTACTTCTAATGAACCATTCATAAACACATCAATTGAATCATCGTAAGACAACGATATATCGGATTGTGCGCTTTCATCATAATGTGTTTTTGTAATGATGAATTTATCACTATGTTCTTGACCTTCTTTTCGTCCACTGTAACCAAAAAATACATTATCACTAGAATCTTGAACCATAATACCAGAAGGCAAATTGGTAGTTTGGTTACTTGAAATGTCTTTTACATTTATTTTTATGATGTTATCGCTTACATCCAAATTTACGCTATTTATGGTCGTTTTGGTGTAAGTATAAGAAGACTCATTTACATTCAAAGACCCATCAATAGTGACTGTGCCTACCAAACGTGTTTCACCATCAACGTACAAATCCTTGTTCAAGGATACATCGCCTTTTACCAATAAATGTTCTGCTATTTCAACATTGGCGTTAAGTGACACATCACTAGAGGCTTGTAAAGTGGATACCGTAGTTGGACCAACGACATTCAACCCATCATACACATCGACAAACGCATTTAAGGATACATCGCCTTTTACCAATAAATGTTCTGCTATTTCAACATTGGCGTTAAGTGACACATCACTAGAGGCTTGTAAAGTGGATACCGTAGTTGGACCAACGACATTCAACCCATCGGACACGTCGACAAACGCATTTAATGATACATCTCCTATAGTTTTAAGTTTAGACTGAATGGTTACATTTCCGACAACATTTAAAGAATTATCTATATTTGTTAAATCTCCTACATTAGAATAGGTAATCCCTTTTAGGTTGTATTCATTTTTAGTAGCGCGACTTGTAGTGGTTCTTTTGATACCCGACATTATATTCTTATAATATTTTAAATTTTATCAATATTCTGAATGTTGAAATTTATGTAACACACAGAATTATCTTTATATATATCAACCATAATTTCTTATAGACAATATATAACAGTTTTTATATAGTCATACTACATTCTTGATTGTGAATATACATTACGATAGATATTTTATTCTTATAGTTGGTCAAATATCACCGAGATGCTTAGGTAGTTCCTCATTCGCTTGTTGTTCTACGTAATCGAGTTTAAGGGTTAAGCATAATGCACTTAAGTCATTCACCGTGCAAGTGATGTTTTAAATCTTTAATGGTGTAAATTATTATTATTTAATAGATGAATTTGATTTTCATATACTTGTTCAAATATGTTCTTGTCTACGGATTGAAGGTAATACACGGCTGGTTGTTGAACGAACTATAATAATTTAAAGTAGGTACATTAAATTTTAATAATACTTCGCTATGGGAACAAGCAATACCGAATACAATCACCGCATTTATCACACTAATATGGCGGTCACAACTTAGCTTACTTAAACCGGTAAGTTTCTCCATACAAAACTTCGCGAGATGGACATAATTTCTTTGTTGTTCAAAAACAAATATTTAGACGGCATATAACATAGGAGTTTATTTTTATTTAAAGTATAATTTGGTATCATGGCTATTGACTTTTAATATCATAAAAAACGACTTGGCTCTCTTATATGTCCTTGTTTTTTATTAACATCAGAGTATTTTATTACATTCTTTGTTTCGTATATTAGTTGCTTGATGGTGCCATAAAACCACATGGCGTTAAAACGATTACACTCTTGGTAATGGAATATCAAAAGGATAAAGGTCATTTATATTAGTGTACATATTATTTTATTCGGGTTTTTCGGGAAACGGCATCTCGGGAAACCACACACTCGGGAAGTCTCTAAGCTCTTGTCGGTATACTATCCATTTGTCTCGTTGCGGAAAATCGGGTAAAGCACGATAATCGCTATCTTGTAATAACTTATTTCTTTTTTCTCGTATTATATCTATTTCCATTTCAGTCCATAATACATCCAAATGTTCTTTGGACGGAACCTCTCCATATTCAAACTGAATACTATTATAAGAATTGTCTTCTAAACCAAAACCTACCTCTGGATAATATTTTTCTAACACAGAAACGTAGTCCACCATATTATAAGGTTAGAAAATAAATTAGGTATTTCCAATATAATATCCCGCCAAATAAGAGGCTGACCCATAATATTTCAATGTTCCCATTTTAACAAATGCTTTGATATCTTGTCCTGCTACCGCGTCCACAATAATATTGCCTGTAAACATATTCACATCTCTATTCGCACTATTAGCAGATACAAGATATGTTCCTAAACCGCCATTTAAGTTATACTCTGAACCGTTTAGTTTCAATCCAATTCTAACTCCACCACTTGAACTTGAACCAAAGAATAAACACAAGGTTATAGAATATTTGCCCGTATATTTTGGTCTAAAACTATCACCATTTTGTATTTCCGACCCTCGGCATGTTGTAGTCCACGATACATCTGCGTTCGCGCCTTTATCTATTCTACTATTTCCAGCACTATATTGAAAAGCGTCCAAATCGAAATCCAATTGCCCACCAACCTCAACACCATCAGCACCAGCTGGTCCAGTTTCGCCTTGTATACCTTGCGGACCAGTAGCACCATCAGCACCATCAGCACCAGTTTCGCCTTGTATACCTTGCGGACCAGTAGCACCATCAACACCATCAACACCATCAGCACCAGCTGGTCCAGTTTCGCCTTGTATACCTTGCGGACCAGTAGCACCATCAGCACCATCAGCACCATCAGCACC